ATTAGGCCCTACTCAGTTACAAGATCTTCATGATAATTTTATTAGTAATATTCGTGCTAGAAATAACTGGGAAGATAGTGTTGCTCCTAAAATTGCTAGGGAATTACGCAATGTATTTGATTACAAAATACCTATTAAATTGAAAAGAATGCCTAACGGTAAGGAACGATTATCAGAAGCTGATCTAGATCAATTTTATTTACGATTTGCACATAGATTAAGTATGGCAGATATGCCGGATAGAGATCAATTTGCAGTTGCGTTAGGGCGTGACTTATACAATATGTCAGGCTTAAATGGTAATCGCAAAGAATGGTATGACTTAGGGCTGTCAATGTTAGAAGCAAAGAATGTTACTAAGTTCTTTGAAGTAGAAACATTTGGTGTACAAAAGCGAAGAATGAAAAGCAGATTAAGCAACACTTTATTTGGCCCTTATTATGACACTCTGTCATATAACATACGTGTTACTGATCCTCGTGTACAAGAGTATGCGCAGCTCACAAGGAAAGTGGAAGTCGGCCTACGTGTTGGCGTTACATCTGAGAAGAACAAGTTGCTATTCCGCGAGGGCTATAAAACGTACTTTATTGACAGAGGTCTCCTAGGCTTAGAAGATACTCGTATTCCCATTACGTCTACAAACAGCTTTAGTGATTTTCCTGAAGAATTTGTTGACAAGAACCTAGCTAATGCTTTAAACTGGGCATCAAAGTCTAAGTATAAGATTGACGAAGACTTTTATGATTTTACAAAGAAATTATTGTACTTCGAAGATGATAGAGGTAACGCTAAAAAGTACAACGAATTGAATGAATACAAACATTATATATCTTCAAGAGGAGATGCTTATGAGAGATTCAAATCAATGGAGTGGTTACGCACTAGAGGATATTCTTTTAGTAATCATGCTTTTGTTGACCATCGCGCTCGTATATATGATCGCGGACTCATTAGTCCTCAGTCAGGAGAATCCTTCAGACCATTTCTTAACACAGAACAATCAAAAGTGTTGGGTGAGGCCGGATACAGAAACTTCAGAGACCAAATAGGTGCATTCATGGGGGGTCTTAATGATACTTTTGAAGGACGATATAATTCATTATCTTTCACTGGTAGACAAAAGATTGCTGATAAGCTATGGCCTGATATGGTTGACATCGGTAATAAAATGCTACGTGGTAAGCCTGGAGACATACGTGCTATATTAGAGTCAGATATGGTACAACTAGTAGATGGTGAAGAGCTAGGCAAGTTCTTCAGATTTGCGATGGAAGCTGCTAAGATAGATAATCATTTAAAAGCTGGCGGAATCATGGAAGACTATAAGACAGCCTTAGCTTTAGAACAAGATGCTTCATCTTCTGGTGCTCAGATCATTGCGTTAACAACCAAGAACAAACAGCTAGCAGAATTATCTAATGTTGTACCTACAAATCAAAAACGTAGGCTATATGATGAGATTGCTGCTGCCACTTATAATGATCCTCGATTTAAAGTACTTAATGAAAAGTTAGGCCTTAATGAGAAGGACTTAAGAAAGGCTGCGAAAGCTCAAAACATGGTAGAATGTTGCCATGTATAAATACCGTGAATTCAGGGAAACCCTTTTAAAAGGGCAATCCTGAGCCAAGCTTAGATAGGAATATCTTTGAAGGTGCAACGACTAAGACAAACGATCCAGAACGGATTATGAAGTCTGTAGAGATTATGCCAATCTCGAAGCGCGGTAACGTATGAACCGAATAGGGGAAGACGTAAAAGATAGTCTAATCTGTATAGTAATATACATCACATAGGAATTAAAAATGAATTATGAAGAACATTACGTAGCATTAATTGAGAATTATGGCAGTCAATCTAAACCATTGATCGGATATTTTGAACGTCACCATATCTTACCAAAGTGTATGGGCGGAAAAGATACTTACGGGAATTTAATATATTTAAGTGCGAGATGCCACTTACTTGCTCACTGGTTGCTTATGAAGGCTTCGCCTGAAATAAAAGGTTTGAAAATTGCATATGCGACAATGTGTACACGAAACGGTATACGGCTTACGCCTACAATGTACCAATTAGCTAAAGATGCTGTTAGTGGAGAAAACTCTATGTTAGCAAGAGCTGTAGTAACGCCATTAGGGGAGTTCCCTACAGTGACAGCTGCAGCAGAGGCGCACAAGGTTGTAAAAGCAATAATATCTAGAAAGGCTGGGAGTAAAAGTATACTGCACCAGGGATACTATTGGAAAGATTCTATCGTGACAGGAGATATTGCAGATGGGCGTAATGCGCATCATTTAAGAAAGGGTGTAATAACTCCTTTTGGTAATTTCGAATCTACACGAGAAGCCGGAAGAGTGATTGGCATTAATCATTCAACCATCACAAAGCGTATTAAACGTGGTGATAAAGGCTATTCCTATATAAATTGAACATTTTATGGTGCTGGTGAACGGACTGGTATTCTTAACGTAGAGGGTAAACTTGCAAAGATCTTAGAAAAGAAACCTGCAAAACCACCTGAAGTTAAGGTGACAGAAGGTTTGTTAGCAGAACGTCAAGACTCTGCAGGACTATTAAGAGTATTAGGTGTTGAAAATAAAACAGATCCTAATTATGTTGGAACACCTGAAGAGATCGTTAAGGCACAGGGTGAGTTAATTACTAAAGCAATGCAAGGTAAACTATCACCTGCAGAACTTAAAGATACGTTTAAATGGTTACATACAGCTGACATTGAACTTACTGATGCTCGCAGAGAACGTGCTACTTACAAAACATTTGATCCTAAAACTGGTGAGAAGTTTTCTAAAGAAAAGATAGCTGAAAATAAAGCTAAGTTTGAACAGCGATCAAAAGGTGATACAAAGAAATATATTGCTATGCAGGTTGTTGAAGAACTTGGTGAGTTTTTAGAAGAGCACTTAAAATCATTAAATGTACCTTCTAACTCTAGAGCTTTTAAACTAATAGAAGCACAAAAGCGTGTTTTAAAGTCTAATCGGTTTGGTGAAGATACTATTATTAAAGATGAGAATAGTATTTATAATTTGAAGACAAACAAACAGGCAGCTGAAATGGCTTTAGAAGATGCAGAGTTAGTAACTGCGTCAACTGACCCTGAAAAGATTATTACTGACTTGAATTCAGCATTACAAGAAGAATTAGTTAATGTAACTAAAAAGCCTGAGTCTTTTGCATCAACACTAGTTGTTAAAGCATCTGATCGTGACAAGGTACTTAATGAGATCTCTGCAAGAGCAGCAAGGTATGAAAGGTTTGATCCCGAAACAGCTAATGAACTTAAACAACTCAGAGCTAATGTACGAGATATATTTAATAAAGGTCAAGATCCTGGTGATGATATTATGGAAGCTCTCTACTTCCTCGACCCAGAAACTAAACAGTTAGTTGAAAAGATGTCTCACCAATATGGCAGAGTTGTAACACCTGCTGACTTCCAAGCTATTGCTAAGATTATGTCTGAGCAATTAAGCGAACAAGTGCCTATCCTAAAAGACTTTACTAAGTTTTTTGGAAGATTAGCGGAAGATTTTTTAATTAGCTCTAAGCCTTCTAAGTCTTCATTTGATTGGAAAGATATTGGTGCTACTGGTGTTCTAGGTACACGTAAAAGAGGTTATGTACTGCCTGATCGTGTAAGTGAAATACTAGGATTAAAAGCTGGTGAACCTCTATCTGAAAAATTTTTAAGCAGATTTAACGGATGGAAACCAGATGGCCCTTTAGCTGATCTGTTATTTGGTGTTAAAGCATCAGATAATAGAAGAACAGGGTTTAAAGTATTTAAGCTGGAGCCTATTGAAAAGGCAACTATATCAAAAGGCTTTGAAATATTCTATGCAAATAAACTTCCTAACTCATGGACTAATGTGCCTTGGGTTAATTTTGACGGTAAGATTATCGAACAGAATTTTACTCAAACATTTGAAGAACGTCTAGCCTACAAGGATAAGGATGGTAATTGGGTTAACAATATACTACAAATACCTCAGAAGACAGAAGCTACATGGTGGGAACAAGTTGTAAACGCAGATGGGAAAATCAATGATATTGCAGATGCAGGAAAAGCAAGAACAGCTTTTGCCGTTAACGGAAACCACTCCAACGACGCCACATTGGTCAAGAATTTCCATTTGTGGGGAAAGGAAAATGATATTGCCACAAGTACAATCCACGATGCCTTCTTTGCAAATGCTGCAGACATGCTCACTGCAAGAGCAGGGATTAGAAAGTTGTATGCACGAACTCTTGATGCGACACCCGTCTTATCTACTCTAAATGAAATGAAAGCTCGCGGGTTGCCTAAAGAACTCTATGATCAGTACTTACAAGAAGCTATTGACAAGGGATTAATACCTGTAGAAGGGGTGTCTGTTGTCGGTGGGAAGGTACTAAAGAAATCCGATATTCTCACTAAAGAGGATATCATGTCAGATATACCCGATCCTACTAAATTTGAGGATGATTGGGGCTTTTATGGCATAGGCTGAAAAGCTATAGCTATTAACATTCTTTAAACTATACCGAAAGGACTTAAAAATGGAAATTACACAAGACTTCTTGAAAAAGAATTATCATTATGAAGATGGATTTTTATATTCTACTACTACAGGAAATTTAGTGGGACATTTCAATGGGAATGGAGAGTTCAAATTACAATAAGACTAAATGGCAAAAAGAAACAACTTTATGCTCACCGTCTTATTTTCCTATATCATAATGGGTATTTACCAGAAATTGTAGATCATATTGATAGAGATCCTGCTAATAATAGAATAGAAAATTTAAGAGCGGCAACACCAACAGGAAGCTCTTGTAATAGGATTACACCAAATGCTTCAGGCTATCCTGGTGTCGATAAGTATAATAAAAGATGGCGTGCAAAAATTAGATATCAAAATAAATATATACATATAGGGTATTTTGATACACCTGAAGAAGCTTATAAAGCTTATAATACAACACGTCTAGAACTACATGGCGAATTTGCGCCACAAGGGTAAACTATGAATACTGAAATTAAAAGATGTAATTGTAAACATGAAGCACAAGATAAACTTCATGGCAATGGGATGCGCGTTATGAATGCAACTCAAAAGAAAGACTTTCGTTGTACTGTATGTGGTTCAACACATAAGTAACTATTTGGTTGGGAGACCCCGTTAAATTAACCCTTAGCCGTCTCCCCCTCTATTATAATTAATTATAATGTTATATAATATAATATATCTCTTATATAACCCCGTTAAATTAACCCTAAATATAGAAATTTAGAGATTCCATCATTATAGATTGTATCTGTAATATATAAACGAGTTGTACTCAAGGAAATAAACAAATGTCTACCGAAACTGATGAAACAAAAACACAAGAAACTAATACTCCTGCTCCGGATAGTACTACTACCACTCCTCCTGTGGATGACGTGGACAGCAAGATCCAAGAAGCACTTAAGCCTATCAAATCGAAACTCGATAACGCGTATAAAGAGCGTGACGAAGCTTTAAGAAAAGCAGCAGAGTATGAACAGAAAGAAAAAGAAGCTAATATAGCACGTTTACAAGAAGAAGGAAAACACAAAGAAGCTTATGAACTTCAGTTGGCAGAAGCTAATGCAAAATTAGAGGCTGTAACAAAGCGTAACATAGAGCTTGCTCGTGATGCAGAAATTAAATCTGTATTAGCAAGTTATACGCTTAGAAATGATAAAGCTCGAGACATGGCCTATATGGATATAGCTAGTCAACTTGTACAAAATGAACAAGGTGTCTGGATTCACAAGAGTGGTGCTGATCTTAGAACGTTTGTAAAACAATTTTCTGAAAACGACGATAATTCTTTCTTGTTTAAACCAAAAGCATCATCAGGTGCAGGTAGCACTTCATCTAGTACTACGCCTTCTACTGACACAAAGCCGAAATCAATATTTCATATGTCTCAGGAAGAGGTACTAAAACTTGCGGCGGAAGGAAAACTACGCCAATAATCTACTAAGGAATTAAAAAATGGCTGCAACAAGCGTTAACTATACCAGCGGAACATCTGGTAATAATAACAATTATGTATTACAAGAAGCTATTGGTGCTTATAGCGATGAAGCTTACACCAGTGCTCGTAAACTTTCTGGTACTGGAATCACATCTAGCAACCCACAAATTGATACTAACACAGAAACCTTTATTGGTCAAATGCGTTGGTTAAAACCTTTGAATCCAACTGTCAACATTGCGTCTTTAACAGATGCTACTGACGGTTCTAAAACTAACTATCAATCAGAATTTAGTACTTACATTAAAACTGTTCGTACTCATGGTGCTGAAAAAGTCAACATGACTGAAGTAGTTACACGTCAAGATGGCTTAGCTAAAATTGGTCGTGACTTTGGCGAAACTCGTGCGCAAGACGAACACACTGCAATTCTTTCTGTATTGAAAGGTGTTGCTATTTCTGAAGCTTTGTTAGGTACTGGTACAGGCGGCTTAGGCGGTCAAACCTTTACTAACGATCCTACAAGTATGAATAATGGTTTCTACGTTGACTTAGGTTCTACTGGTAAAATTGTTAGTGCTAATGGTGTATCACCTGCTGGTGTTGCTAACTATGCATACCAAGGTGCATCACGTGCAGAAAGCCTTTTAAATGCATTTGGTCAAGCTTTCAAAGACTACGAACCAGAATGGGCATACTTAGCTGTGTCTCCTGAAGTATTAGCGTCTTTCCGTTCAGCTAATTTTGTTGATGAAATTACTATTACTGAAGGTAATATGAATTTCCAAACAATCTTTAACGGTAAATTCCGTTTGATTGTTACACGTGCTAACCAATCTTTAAGCACTGATGAATTGACTGCACTTAACTTAGGTGCTGGCGTTGACATTACAGGTACTAAAACTTCATTCATTATTTTGCCTGGTGCAATTGCAATGGAATCATTGGCAGTGCCTGATTCAACTGAAGTTTATCGTGATGCTAACAAATACAAAGGTGGTGGTGTTACTTCTGTCTGGTCACGTTGGGGCTATGTATTAGCACCTGCTGGTTATGATTGGAATGGTGACGTAACTAAATTCCCAAGTGATTCTGATTACTCTCAATTCCGTGCTGCTGGCGCAACTGTTGCTGCTACTGGTGTTACTTCAGGTAACCGTGCAAGTGTACAAGGTGCTTGGAAACGTAAAGCACAATCAGCTTTATCATTAGGTATCTTGCCTGTATTCCATTCTTAAGGAGTAGGTTATGGCACTCGTTAAAGGTGTTAATTCTTATGCTAATTTGACAGAGGCCGATACTTATTTTGAAAACAAGTTAGACGTGGCTGCTTGGCTTGATGCTGCTGATACTCAAAAAGAGCAAGCATTATGTACAGCCACAGCTATTCTCGATGAATTGGTATGGATCGGAGTCATTTATGACCCTTCTCAAAGTTTGGCATTCCCTCGAAAAGATGCAGAATACTTCGATCCTAAACAAGGTACTATGGTAGAGTTATCTGGTATTCCATTGAGAATAACAATCGCTACCTATGAGCTTGCATATCATCTTTTAAACAATGATGGCCTATTTGATGATACAGGTATGGTAAAGAATCTTAATTTAGGTGATATTAGTTTACAGACAGTAATGCCTGCTAACAAAATACCACGTATTGTAAAGAGCTATATCAAACCTTTATTAACTAATAGTGGTGCAAGAACATGGTGGAGGGCTAACTAATGGCCTACAAAGGACTTATTGGAAACCAGTTGACATTGGCATTTAACATGGCTAAGGATTTAGCTGTGTCAATGACGTTCATGAGTGCCACAAAAGAATTTGATTTTAGCACTGGTACTGTAGACACTACTGCCTCAAGTAGTGTTATTGTAAAAGCTATTCCCGTGAAAACCAGAAAGACAAAAGACTCTGAATCCTTACAAATCTTAATTAAGAACAAGGATGTTGGTGATTTGTCTCTCTTTTCTACTGTTGTGAATGACGGCGTGGAATGGACGATTAGTGCTACAATCATCTCAAATACATACACAAGTATATTAGAACTTACGAGGTCATTATAATGGGAAAATTCGTAGGTGTTGAGAGAGATATATTTAGTGTATTTGCTACTTCTGCATGGGTGGCAGAGAATATAAAGACATTCCCATCGAACTATATAACTGTGAATAGTGGCAAGGAATTTATCCGAGTCTCTGTGATACCTAGCGGTTACGGCATAAACCGTACCTCTACTAAAGGTATCCTCATGATTGATATTTTTATACCTGCCGGAGGAGGCACAAGACGTGCTTTCGAGATTGCAGACGCATTAGATTCCTATTTAGTGAATAAGGCGATAACCCATTTAACTGATACTGCTCAAACTCAATTTGGGTTCAGTTCAATTAGTCCTAACGGGATCGACAAGGACAATCCCTCACTATATAGAGTCACTTACTCTATCACGTTTAACTACTTTTGTTAAGGAATAAAAATGGCTATTAACCATATTAGTTCGATTAGTAGCGCAATGTTCACAAACTTGTGCATGACAATCGCGCCTAAAGATACGACAGCATTGCCTTCCGTAGATGGTAATCCTACTGCCTTTGCTGTTGCATCTGATTTTGTTGAAATTCGTAATATTAAGGAGTTTCCAGCTATTGGTACTCCAGCTAACATTGTAAAAGTTCCTGAATACGGTTCAGAAACTTCTTTCCAAATCCAAGGCCAAGCTGATGCACCGCA